ACGCTGCTGGAAGATCCTAGCAGCCTTGGCTGTAACATAAGCCTTAAAGGGTTGGGGCAGATCATCCCAGTCAAGAAGACGAATGATTTCTGCCTTGAGATCTAATTTGAAAATGTTGGTGTGATTCTTTCGATCATAGAGTTTCCCGTTGCGTTGCACCACATCAACGGTGGGGTAGGTGTTGGAATCGACATCAATCCTGACGATGTCGGAGGAGACGGTGATCGTTCCGTCTTGGTTCTTGGCTAGAGGGAAGTCGCTATCGGTGTTGAAGTGCCACCCGATAGACTGAACATTCCTGCTAACCTCATCTAGTGTAGCAACGGCAACAGCCGAGTCCACGGTTGCTTCATCTAGCTGGTTAATCGGAGCCTCTCCAATAGCGGAGAGCATGGAGTTAACAGCTTCTAGTTTTGACAGTGAGGAGAGAGCCATATGATTACAAAAGGAAAGGCCACTCTGAGTTGCGAGTCAATCCGAAAGTAAAATGAAGAAAACCTTCCGGACTGAGGCTCAGAGTGGCCCCCCTATGAGTTAGACTGACTTAGACAGCCGCGATGACAGCAAGGGACTCAGGACGCAGAGCCCTGTGGCCCATAGCGTACTTGGAGACCATGACCGTGCCCTGAAGCTCGATCTCGTACTCGCTCTCAACAGCCAGATCCATCAGCTTGACCGTACCGAGACCAGCCTTCTGGAAGACGAAGGCACGGGTTCCGGTGAAGTCACCGCTGTAGGTGTTGTTCTGACCGCTCTCGGAGCTGATGACACCGTTCGGGAGGTTGTTGCTCTTGACGATGCGAACACCCGCGACCTGAGCAATGTCACCCGTGACGAAGCTACCAACAGGGCTCGGACGGCTCGGATCAGCGAGCTTCTGAACGATGCTGTAGTAGTCAGCAGGACGGACAACCGCAACGCGATCCTCGGAAGGAACGTTGTTCTCGTCGAAGTTCTGAGCTGCGGCGTAGATTGCGCCGACGAGCTTAGCACCATCATCGAGGTTAGCACGGGTGTCCACCAGACGGGCTCCAGCTCCATAGGAACGGAAGGCAGTGATGGAGGCAGCACTGTACGCAGCCGAAGGAGCGACAGGCAGGACGAAGGTGAAGCTGTTCGCATTAGGAACAGTGGCAACAGTCCAAGTGCCGCTCACGATACGCTGATCAGCAGCAGTACCAGAGGCAACCACGATGTACACCTTATCACCGATAGCCAGACCGTGAGCCGTCGAGGAGACGGTAGCAGTCGTGGTGGAGGTGGAGACGGTAGCAGTCGGGAGAGCCGTACCCACAACGGTGGGGGCTCCGGAAGCACCAAGGATACCAGCCTGCATCACCTGACGGTCGAAACGCTGAGCCAACGCACGTCCAAGCTCAGTCGAGTAGATCGAGCGGACATCGTAGTGGTTCATCGCTTCATCGATGTTGGCAATGAAGGTGGTGGCGAGGAGGAGACCATCGATATTGATGACAACCTCGTTGTGACGGATACGGGACTGATAGTTGTTATCAGCGTCCGTGATGCGCTCACCAGCAACATGGTAACGCGCAGAGGCGACACCAGTAACAGGGAACTGAGCGGAACGACCGTTGGAGATGGTACGGATCGTATGAAGATCCTTCATCACGTTGGAAGTAGTGAAAGAGGTGAGAACCTCTCCCGCAAACTTCTTGAGGAACAGAGCCAGAGCGTCACCAGATGCGTTGATCTGGCCGAGACGGCTGGGGAGTGTATTACCGTTAGGCATAGAATTATATTAGTTTGGTTTGATTGAGTTGACTGACTTGATTTGGTTTCCCACATCAGCTGGTTCTCAAACCAAGTTCTCCATTCGCAAATGGGCTTAGTGATACTTTCGCTTAGTAGTTACACAAGGACTGCCAAAAGTCCCACTTCATGTCAATAGGGAAATGTTTTTATTTTACTCAGTATATCGAGAAAATTTATTACCCGCCTGTCTCATTAGGTACATTGGCCTTCTACGGGCATACACCCCTTGTCCGTCCCGATCAGCATTAGATCCAGCAACAGCATCGGGGGATGTGTTGGCTTCTACAGTCATAAGAAAGGATCCCCTGATCCTGTCTACGAGTCCGACATGAGCCACTCGTTTCTTAGACCGGAAGTATATACCGAACACATCCCCCGACTTCAGGGAGGAGATAGGGACATTGTTCCTCCTCACCTGATCCGGAGCCCAAGCAGACACAGGTGCTTTAAGGCCCACCAGATGATTAACATAACTGATAAAAGAAGCACAATAGGGAGAACCAAGAGACACCCCAGAAAACCTGTTCCATGTATCGATATCCTTGGAACGATTGTAGCCTTCTTCACGGACATTCAGGTAGGTCTTGGCTACGTCTATAACCTCATTTCCAGCGGCAAAACTTAGACCACAACCTAAAGATTGCGAAGCAAGATATACGAGGATAAAGAGAAGGTACTTAGCCATAGGATCACGTTGATGAGAGCAGCGTGGAGGGGAGTCAGCTTAGATGTCCAGTTCCCTTCAAAGAAATCTCCAAACCAGAGCTGATAGAGATAGTATGACAAGGATCCGGTTACAAGAAGCAGAAAGGCATTCCAGTTAAGGACAGATAGGACACCCATCTCAATGGTGGCAGCTGTAGGATCGATTGACCTGATGAGCTTATCACCAATGATAAATAGGACAAGCGCACTGGGAGCCAGAATGAGAAGGTCATTCCACTGCTTGAGGAAGAGGAGGATACGCTTCACCATACTCTTGCTGGGATTAGAGCCTTCATGTAGACCCCCATCCCTATCAGGACTAGGATAACTGCTATGACTAGACGATGGAGCCAAAGGGCTAATTCCTTCTTTGCTATAATGGTGGACTGACGGGCAATGGTTAGGCGGGAGGATTCATAGTCTTTGATGAGCTGGTTATTGATCTCTCCCTGCTTCTGCCTTTCGGCTTCTACCTCAGTGAGATGATCTGATAGTTGCTTGTTTTCATCGTTAGCTCTGGACAGAGCCTCGTAAGCTGTTGATCCAGCCGAGACCGTAGGAAGTCCTGCATACGCTTGAGGGAGAGTGACCACGCTACCAGCTCCAGTACGAGCAGGAGCAATGTGTATGCGCTGTTTAGGGGGCGGGACAAGTTTTTGAGCAGATTCATTGTAGGCTTTGGCAAGCTCTACCCTCCCCAGAATCAGGCTATCACCAGTGGCGTAGACGGATCTGGAGAGGGCTTCGCTAGTCCGTTCAAGGTATCGGGGGGCAGCTGCACACCCTGAGAGAAGGAGAAGGGCAGCAGAGCAGAGCAATACCGAGAACGAGAGTTTCATTTAGAATACGTCTGACTTAGCAAGTCTCTCTTCCACATCCCTACGGAATGCAGCATCAGACTTGTAACGAGGATCGCTCATAGCAGCCACAACCTCAGCTGAGGAGCGGAAGGGAGAGTTGGCATCCCTACGGGAAGGAGTACCAGAGAGGAGCTTTGGAGGCTGTCCGTTGGCAGCAACGTACTGGGCATAGAGACCCTTGGCAGCGATCTTGGCTGCGTTGATGTCTCCACCAGTGACGAGTCCATCGTAGGCAGCGATCTCCTGAGGGGACATAGTCTGTGCCGCCCATTCGGTCATCGCCTTGTAGCCTTCCTGTCCTCCGGTCTCAGCGTAGATGGTCTGAGCTTCCTGAGCCTGAGTGGCTTGGAATCCAGTGATGTACTGCTGGACAAGCTCCTTGGGGAAGCCCATCGACTCCAGCTTGGTGAAGGAGTCTTCGGAAAGCTCACCCTTATCTGCCCATTCGTTATGGAATGGGGTTAGGTCTACCTTGGAAGAATCAGCCTTGGGAGCCTCGTCTTCCTTTACTGGCTCATCCAGCTCAGGGGACTTCCCTTCCTCACCTTCTTTGGCTTCGGGCTTAGGGGCTTCTTTCTGGGCTTCGGCTTTGGGGCTGCTGAGCTTCTTTTCGAGTTCTCCATACGCTTTGGCGAGGTCTTCCGCTGACTTGAACTTTTCGGGGAGCCACTGGGGACGGTCACCTGACTCAGTTTGATTCCCCTCAGCTTCAGACAAAGCAGGAGAAGGTTCAGCGTTAGGGTTTTGAGGAGGGACACCAGCTTCGACAGCAGGAGTGCTAGATTGAGCAGCGTCCTGAACAGGAGCATCTGGGCCTGACTCTTCAGATGCGATAACAATACGGTTAAATGACGACATATACTATTCATTTGGTTTTGGGTTTCATTTGTACTCAGAGACCTTATTGTCCCTGAGCATTACCTTGACTAGCTGACGGAGGCAGTGTTTGTCCAGATAAACCTTCATAGGTAGCGTTGGCAGCTTCAGGCGTAGCGGTAGCCACCTTGGTAGCTGCTTGGATGCCAGCAGGAGCCATCTTCTCCATCATCTGCATCTGTTGAGCCTGTTGCTGCTCTTCTTGAATTTCCTCAGGGGTTCGGATCAATCCTTCGGCATCAATACCAAGAGCTGCTGCCCTACGGTTGAGATACTCAGTCTGATTGATAAGCTGGAGAGCCTGAGGGCCGAGAGCCTGTGCAATCCCTGCAATGAACTGGTCTAGCTTGTTGAGGTCGTTGCCTCGTCCAAGAGCTTCCACACCAGTAACGATGAGAGGCTTGACGAGCTTCTTAGGCAGCTCCGGAAGTTTTTTCTGCTTAGAAAGCCGATCCAGAAGGATGGTAACCAGAGGCAGCTGAAATTCTTGAGAGAGGATTGAGTAGGCTCCACCAAGGGAGGACTCCAATTCCTGAGCCATGTACCGGATCTCCTCAGCGGTAACACGCTCACCATTACGTTGAATAGCGGTGTTGAGAAGGAAGGCAAAGGAAAGGCGGGTGGTGATGTCAGCAATCACCTGATTCACCACGGAGAGGTCAGCCCTTTTCTCCACCTGAAGGGCAGTGACATCGGTAGTCTTGCCTGAGATAAAGGCTCCGTTGGGAGCGGAGGCCAGATCCTTGATCTTTGTAGTTCCGGTGGGATCCACCATAAAGACCACCTTAGAGGCAGCAGCAGTGGCCTGAATCACGCCTTGGGAGAGAGCTTCCAGAGCCTTGAGGTCTCCCATGTACTCTTCCACGAATCCACGTCCGTAATCCTCGCCGTCGATGCGAACAAGCCGAAGAGCCATCCAAGGCAGCTTGTCGAGTGGGTAGGTTCCACGGGTAGAGGGGATGATCTCTCCAGCGATCTCCTGATAGACCTCCCACTTCTTCCCGTCTTCAGCCAGCATCACACAGGTGTACAACTCAAGGTTGTTCTCCATGCTCTCGTTCTGCTTCTGCTCACCTTCGATGGGAGCATTCTCCATAGCGTCAACAAACTCCTTAACTTCAGGAGGAAGAGCAGCAGGAGCGATAGATTCCTTGACGGAAATCTTGACCACATTTCCCGTCTTGTCCCTCTTCACCCCGTAGGTGTCGAGACGGAACACTCGCATACCTCCCTCATCAGGGAAGTAGAGGAGGACATTTCCAGCCACGATAAGCTGACGGAGAGCCTCGTAGGTTCCCACTCGGATAGAACTTCCTTCAATATCCTTGGAAGCAATTCGCTCTACCTTGGAGAGGGCTTTCTCCATTTCAGTCTTGAGCTTCTGGACGTCAGCGGCTGAGGTTTCCTTAGGAAGATCCTTCATCAGTTGGGTCTCCTCCACCGAGAGACGGAAGAAAGGAGCGTTTGGAGGGAGAAGAGCCAGCATCAGCTTGGATGCCAGATTGTTGACCCCACGGGCTCCGATGGACTGATAGGGTGTAGGGTAGACGGTGGAGTAGTTATGCCCCTGAGGAGGCATGAGGGTGGGGATCGTCAGCTCAGCAGCGTCACGAGCCCTACGGAGGAACGTGAACCTCTGAGTTTCCAGCGACGAGTACAGGGATTTAGCTGAGCCATAGTCCTCAGGACGCTCAGTCTTTTCAGTAGCAATAGAGACTCTCGATGTTTCAGCCATTACTCGGTGATTTCTGTGATCCAGTCGGGAAGAGCGACTTCAGGATCAAGCAAGGCTTGCCACTTATAATAGAGAGGTTCTCCGACTCCGTCTCCTTGTTCCGTGTAAGACGAGTAGATAGGCCACGGAGCGATTGAAACCCCCCATATCTCATCACGAGTACGAGTATGGAATTCATCATCCCAGCTCTTCCAAGGGATCGATGAGGCATCCTGTAGTGTTTGGGCTATAAATGTTCTCATGAGTTACGGGAGGGCTAGACCAGTTCCGATGGTAGACTTGTACAGGGCGTAGAACGCATCATGCTGAGTCTGAGTCAGAGCAACATTGAATACGAAACTGAAGCTGTGGGTTGATCCAACAGCAACAGCTGAACCCCCAACATTGTTGCCAACTACGCAAACTTGACCTGAGCTGTAAGCGATAGGTGCTGCTGTGCTTTGGGTTCCAGTGTCCTTCGTCGATCCGGTGTAAAGATAACCATCCCATTTTGTGTTAGATGGCACGGACTTTGCAACTGCCGCCCAATGCTGATTAGTCAGAAGCCTGTTTGTCCCTGTCAACGGAGAGAATGAGATCCCTGATGACGGTGCGTTGGGTCCATAAACACCCGTAGAGCTACCATTCCAACCTCCGATAGCTGTGAAGTTGCTAGATCCGTTTCCAATATCCACAGCGATAACACGAGGGAATGTGCTACTGTATGTCGGCTGAATGAGAACTGACCCCACTGTGTATTCAGCGGAGCCAGCAGTCGCAAGGAGCGTAGACTGAATGTTTGTCCTGACATGGCTACTAACGGTTTGGGTTACAAGTCCGTTCTGTCCCCAGCTCAGGCTGTTCCTAATGTCTGCATCGTAAGTGCCAAGTCCCCCCAAGCTGTAAGCAACAAGACCAGATCCCTTGTTCTGGAAGGAGCGCATCGGATAGCAAGCCAAGTTGCTCCAGAGTCCGAGAGTTTTGACTCCCTTCACAAAGTCAAGGATCTGCTGCTTGGCTGTAGGATCTGTAATCCCTGCACGATTGAAGTATGCAAGAGCGTCTGGATCAAGCATTGCTCTCCCACCACCAATACCTAGTCCAAGACCTAGACGGAGACCCATGTTCTTTTACTTGTTTAGGTAGGCGATTACAGAACCGGAGGTCAGCGTGAACGAGGTGCAGATGCCGTAGATGGTCGTTCCAGCTGGGAAGGTCACGCCTGTCATGGTTCCAGTGATGTTCTCTACAATGGCAGAGAAGACGGTGTCGGTGATGCAGTTGATGGCATGGAAGGATTTGCCAAACGGAGCATCAGTTTTGGTGGTGTTATTGACAAACACCCCACCGTTCTCGCCAAAGGTTTTGTTTTCGTAGGTAAAGGACATGATTGATTAGTTGGTTGTGTTCAAGGTGGATCCTGACTCATCCCCACCAGAGTTGACAAGGTTAATCTTCAGAGCTGCACGACCGACCTTAGCCCTGCTTACGTTGTTGTTGGTCTTCTCGTTGCTCACAGCTTCCTGATTGGCCTGATCGTAAAAAGGAATAGGAGCAGCAGGAACCGGAGGAGGTGGGGGAGGAGGCGGCGGGGGAGCTGCCTGAGCAATAGGGGCAACGTAGGCAGGAGCAGGAGCGGTCTTTGGAGCAGACGGCTTAGATGATGTCATCATGCACATAGGGATAAGATCAGAGTTTGGGGTCTAGGATTGTTTCATTCTGTTTGTCGAATTCTTGTTTAAGAATCCTGACCACCTCACGCTTTCCAGCGTAAAACCAAATCTCTCGATCAGGCATGGACAGGCTAGGACACCTTTCTGGTATAAGTTCCTCTAGGGTGTCAATAAGTTTTTTGGGTAATTGAGGGATGTTTTCCATTTTATTTGTGGTTCTCTCTGATTTTGGCAAGAGCAAACAAGGCTCTGATGATTCCCCTTTCAAGGTGGTCTTGGCAGTTCTCCCCGTCTACATCGACGGACTCATTCCCATCGCGTCTCATCATGGAGGTGCAGATATGCCTGATGGCTCGGTCGGTGTGGTGACGGACTGTCTCCCCAAAGTACCACTTGTGCTTACCGTGTTTCTTCAGCCCAATTGCATAGACCTTATCGATCATGTCCGAGATGATAGATTTTAGCTCATCAGCCGAGGGAGCATCACCGTCTGTGTTCACTTGTTCTTTTGCGATACACTGAGGACAGAGGAGAGCGTTATTGTAGAGGACAAGCTCCCCGTCTTGGCTGCACTCCTCGCAATGGTAGGTCACTTGGATGCGGGATTCCATAATTTGACTTTGTTGGTTTTGAAATTGTAATCACCGTGACGAAGAATCCTCGCCACCCTTGCGTTGACAAGAGCGTCAAGAGGCATCTGGCCTTGCTTCATGTAGGTCTTCTCAACGATTTCCCACATCTCCTCTAGGGTATTTGCGTCCTTCAGGAGATCCTGAGCCTTCTTTTCTCCGACTCCCTTACAGCCTTTATACCCGTCTGCATTGTCCCCCATAAGGGTTTGCATCATCCAGTAGCGATCAGCCTCCAGAGGGGTAACCTCAGTGATGCCTTCCTCGCTCCTGTTGGGGTTGTAGTGGAGACCTACGATGGTCTTGAAGTCCTTGTCCACTCCAACAACAACATACTCTGTCTTGGCTTTCCGGAGCTTGTCAGTGGCGTAGATTCCGATCACATCGTCAGCCTCCAGTGTTGGGTATACCTTAGCGTTCCGGTTGTAGATGAGGTGTTCTCTTGCAGGGCCAAGGGTGAGAGGCTTCCGCTGCCCTCTCCGGTTTTCCTTGTAGCTGGGGAGTACCTCATTCCTCCAGTTCTTGGAGTCTGTGAGAATGAGCATCACCTCGTCTGCACTGAGCAGATCGACGTAGGAGTTGATCAGGTTCTCGATGTTGTTGATGACTTCGTTCGCATCAGCATGGAGAGTCCATAGGGATTCGCTCCAGTTGATGGGAGTTTCAGCGATGACGCTCTGCTGGTAGGCGAGAACGTCTCCGTCTATTAGTAGGGTTCGTTTCATTTTGGTTTTTGGTTTAGTGTGATTTTTTCTTATCGGATCTCAAGATTACGTTCATCTCGTGCATATCGATACACGTCTTAGCTTGCTTCTTCTTTTCGTGCATGAACTCAACCGTGTGGGTAAGTACTTTGATTGCTCTGGATCGGCTATAACTCAGCCTGTAAACGGTTCTATTGCTTTTGGTTTTTCTCTTCAGCGTCATTACGTTTCCACCAAAGTGTTTGGTAAGAAAGCGAAGAGGCTGAGGGTTACAGGTATCTATCTTTAACTCTGGGTATCCTTGCCAGTACCCGATACACCCTTCGCCATCAATGTATCCTGCTATATAGGCGAAAGCCTCACGGGGTGTTTCAGTTGGCATATATTAGTGTGTCTCGGCCCAGTTGTTACCTATACGAAACTCCCCGTCAAGAGGACAACGGAACTTGAAGAAGTCTCCAGCATCTCGGATTGCTTGTACCGCAAGCTGTCCAACCTCCTCAGCGTTATCTTCCCTTACTTCCATCTGCCACTCATCGTGGACATTCAAGACGAAGTTGAAGTTCTTCCCGCCTAGTCCTCGTGAGTTGATGCGATGAGCTAGGATGCAGCAAGCCTTCTTCATCACCAGAGCCCCTGCTGACTGTAGGAGGGTGTTGAGAGCTGCGTGTTCCGACCTGATCCAGAGCTTACGTCCATCCAGCCCTAGCAAGTACCCGCGCTTCGCTGCCTTTTCCACAGCGTCCTTGAGGTACTTCAGAGCAGGAGTCTTCTTTAGAAAGTTTGCTTTCAGTCGAGACCCTTCTTCCTGCCCTTTGCCAACTATAGTTCCTATCTTTGCGTCACCAGCTCCGTAGAGGAAGGCGTAGATGAAGGTCTTGGCCTGATCACGAGTCTCAAGTCCAGCAGCTTTCTGGTTAGCGGTGTGAATGTCGCCTTCCAGTAGCTCCTTGGAGTAGGCTCCCTCATCCCACTTACCCATGAAGTGAGCGAGGCAGCGAAGCTCCAGCCCTGAGGCATCAGCTCCCACCATCTTGTAGCCCTTAGGAACGATGAACAGCTCTCGGCACTCCTTACCATAGGGAGCCCTCACAGCGGGAACCTGAGCCATGTTGGGGTTGCTGTGGGTACAGCGTCCGGTAACGGCTCCGTTGGTGTTGACTCGACCGTGGATACGTCCAGCCTTCTCCAACTTGACCCATGCCTCCTTGCCCTCAGCCAGCTGACCTAGCCGCTTCTGGATCATGAGGTACTCGCAGAGAGGAGCAGCCTCAGGATAGGTCATGGATTTGAGGATAGCTTCATCCACCTTGGGCTTGCCATCGGGAGAGAAGTCAGTAGGTCTCCATCCGTACTTCTTGATGAAGCGGTTGGCTATCTGGTCACGGGAACCACAGTTGAAGGGAATCTCCTTGGTGTAGGGCTTCCCCGCTGAGATGAGGGCAAACTCATCCTTGATCTTGGTTCCGTGCTGCTTTGCGTAACCTCTGGCATCGATCTGAGCGAGAGCCTTAGTGGCAAACTCCATGTCACGGTAGAGGAAGATGGTCTTCTTCATCTCCACCTTCTCAGGCTCAAACACCCGTTGAAGCTCCTGCTCCAGCTCCACCCGTCTCTTGGCTAGGGTGGCGTAAAGAGTACGAGCCTTGTCTACGTCAAACAGGACACCGTGTTTCTCCTGCTTGGAGATGATCAAGGCGAACTCCTGTTCAAGATCCAAAGAGTCAGGGGAGTACTTCTCCCTCACGAACATCTCGTAGAGCTTACGGGTTACCACTACGTCATTCTCGCAGTAGCTCTCCATCTCACGGCTCCATGTGGAAAAGTCGTTGTTCTTCTTGAAGTCACCCTTCTTGCAGCCCAGACGATAGCCCCATGATTCAAGGCTGTGCCTTCCGATAAGCTGCTTCGGGAAGTCGGATTTAAGCCGCTGGAAGTCTCGCTCCTTCATGTCAGGATAGACAAGTCGGGAGAGGATAAGGGTGTCGATAATTTTGGCTGGAGCGTTAAAATAAGGGTACAGTTTTTTTAACACTACAAGATCAAAAGAATTGATATTGTGGCCCACAAGAGTGGTGGCTTCCATCAGGTACTTCACACCCCGCTCTATCTCGCCATCCTCCTGAGAGGAAAACGTGATAGCGTCTCCTGACTCTACATTGTAAGTGCAGAGGCAGTGTATCTTTGTGGTCTCTTCAACCAGACCATCCGACTCAAGGTCGAAAATAATAGTTCTCATTGGTGGATGGTTAGATATTGAACAGCGGATTTGAGGAGGGAGGTGCTGTCTCGAAGATGACCAATCCCAGTATTGCATGGTGTACATAGGAGTCCCCTGACTTTCCCAGTGTTATGGCAGTGATCGACAACCAAAGGTTTTTCAGGAACCTCCTTGCAGATAGCACAAGCACTCCCTTGAGCTGCTTCCACGGACTTGTATGTTTCCAAAGTGATTCCGTACTTAAACCGGAGCCAAGCAGCATAGCCTTTTGTTCTTCTATGTAGTTTACCGTATTCCCTAGCGTAAGCACTTCGACAGGAACGGCACCTACGCCCACGAAATTTTTCTTTTGGGTATTCATTTTTACACTTGGAGCAGATCTTGGTCAAAAGTTCTTGTTAATATCCCAGAACGTAAGCTGTTCGTCACGGGAATCCTCTTCCCGCATACGTTGCTTCTGTTTGCGAAAAGCCCGTATAACTCGCTTGTCCTTGTTCTTTGATGGGTAGAGCTGAGCAAAGGGAAACTCCATCTGCTTGTTCTTGTGCTTGGCTTTGTCTTTCATGTTTTTGGGTTTTAGAAATCAGGTTCTCCGACTTCAGTGTTGTTTTCTTCTTCAGGCAAAAAGGTGGTTTCCCGAAGTCTTCCTTCTTCCGGTGAGTACAGGAGAGTGGAAGCTAGTCCGGTTTCCCCGCTGAAGCGGTTCTTCAGGACTCTCACCCTGCACAGGTTCTTGTTTTCCGCATCCTGTTGATTTCGCTCAAGCCCTAAGACCATGTCTGAGAGCTGTGCAATACCAGCAGAACCACGAAGCTGACTGAGGGATGTACTGGCTCCCTCTTCGTGTCCCCTACCGTCTGGTCGCTTGAGGTGGGAGACGAGAATCATTCCGACCTTCAGCTCTTCCACAAGGGAGCGGAGCTTGGTCATCACGGAGTCAATGAGCCTTCTCTCATCACCGTCTCCAAATGCAGAGACAACGATGGAAAGGTGATCAAGGAAGATCCAATTGGCTCCACACCCACGAGCCATGTACCGGATCCTGTTGAGGAGGTTGTCGGAATCCATTGATCCGAAGTGATCGTAGGTGAAAAACTTCCCTCCGTTGATTACCTCGTCGAAGGCTTGCTTCAGTTCAGTTTCGGATACGGATTTCATGTCAAGGTGCAAGGGTTTGTTCATGTGAATGCCAAGCATCCCTAGAACTGTCCTCCTCACACTCTCTTCCAATGCGATGTACCCAACCGTCTGTCCGGACTGCACAAGCCAGTGAGCAATCTCTCGACAGAACTGGGACTTTCCGATACCGGAGCCAGCCGTGACTGTAATCAGCTCTCCCCGACGAAGACCGTGAGTCATGTCGTTGAGCCCGATGAATGGGTAAGGGATAGCCTCAACGTGTTCGCAGTTGACGAGGGAATCCCACATCTCCTCTGCCCCGACGATACCGTCAGGACGGAAGCTCTTGGACTTCCAGATAGCGTCAATCACCTCAGTCCCTCGCTGAGCCACGAGCATATCGTTGGCATCCTTGAGGGGCAGGGTGGCTATCTTGGCCTTCTGAGGGCTCATGAGGGCAGCACAATCCTTGGCTGCTTTGATCCCTACAGCGTCATTGTCGAACATGAAGATGACCGACTCAAACCGCTCTAGGTACTCGATGTTCTTACCAACGGCCTTGGAAGCCCCCTGAGCCCCATTAGGGATGGAGACCACGGGCCACTTATGGGATTGGAGTTGGGAGACTGAGAGGGCATCTATCTCCCCCTCTGTGACTACCAGCATCTTTCCTCCATCCTTCCACAGGTGCATCCCGTAGAGGCCCATCTTGGAGGCATCCCCCTTGATGATGAATTCCTTGTTAGGGAACCTTAGCTTCTGAGCTACCACCTCGCCTTGCATATTGCGATAGTTGGCAACCTGAACTGGCTGGTTGTTATATGTTCCCACCTTGTAGTCCCATACCTTGCAGGACTCCTCGGTTAGGGCTCTCTTGGGAAGTGCTTTGACTTCCCCAGTTACTGGATCAGAGATGTCCATTTTATAGTAGGGTTTGTTAGTTGTTTCACCGTCTCCATGCTCATAACGTCCACAGCCAAAACAATAGGCGTGACCGTCTGAGTAACGTGCTAGGTTATTGCGAGACCCGCAATCAGGGCAGGGCTCTTTCCTAAGACAATGGCTTGAGCCACTGGTGAGGGACTCTTCCTCCGTCAGAGTAAGGGAATCCATATTTTTTACACCAATCGGCGTAGGTGGTTTTTGAAGATTTGTGGATCTTGTTCTTTGCCTGTTGGAATACCAGACGAAGATCGAGATCTGGATGCTGTTCTTTTACAAGAAGGAGTTTCTTCCGGTCGGTTGCTCTGAAGTACCCTTTGACTTCCAGTACAATGCCATTGCCAAGGTCAAAGTCAGGAGTGTAGCTGCGTAGCTCTTCAACCCGATACTTGACCTTAATGTTCTCATACTTGAAGGGGACTCCAGCCAGAGCCAGATGCTTTGACACATCCAGCTCTAGCTTGGAGCGATAGCCTTGTATCTTAGAACTCTTCGCCACTGGTTACGTTCTCAGTGGCAGGGGCATCCTCCGACTCGGAGAACACATCGTCAGGGAAACTCTCGCCTCCGGAGACGTAGCCCTCTTCCTCAGCGGAGAAGCCGTAAGCATCGGCACTGAGGATTCGGGAAGGAGCAACAAGCTCCACGACTTGGACAGCCTTCAGCTTGAGGCTGACACCCATCCCCAGAGAAGGAGCGTACCAAGGATAAATATCAGCAGCACACCGTAGAATGCTAGAAGATCCGATAGTGTCACTGACAGGATTACCCTTCGTGTCGAAGAGCGCGATCTTTCTCTCATATACTTCTCCTGCTTTGGACTTGAAGGATGCAGACTGACCGAACTTGATTTCGATCTTTCCGTCTTCGGTCTCTTTCCACGGGAAGTCAGCCATCTTGAGCTTGTCCTTCTTGATGAGAGCGCACTGCTCTTTGTAGGCATCACGCAGGACAGCCTTGACTTGATCAACAAACTTGGCTCCGTCCTCTGCGTTGAGGATGAGCTTCACCGAGTACTCGCCTTCAGGCTTGAACTTGGTGGAGGGGTTGTTGAGGAACGGATACGATGCCAGACCCTTGGGGCTGACGATACTGACCAGCTTTTTCTTTGAGTTCATTTTGGATTGTTGTGTTTTGGCCTCCAATAAGCGGTTTGCTTACTGGTGACTAGGACAAGAAGTATTCAGACTCAGAAACTCGGTCAACGGAAAAATTACCAAGCAAAGGAATTTTATCTATTTCCTCTTGACTCGATTGATCAACAAGCTGCTGCCTGAAATTCTCCAGCTGATTTTCGGAGAATACCTCCTGATACTTTACTCTTACAACATCCCTCACCTCAGCGAGGCTTGAAGCATGAGAGAAGAAGCAATCATGAACGATGCCAAAGTGGATTGATCGTCTGCCAAGCTCGATTGCGACTAGGTGTGCGACCGATGCATCGAGTGAGTGAACAAAGTTTGGAGCGATGGTTCTAGTAGCTGCACGAGAATCCAATTCAGGTTGTTCTTCCAGCACTCTTCGGTAGTCGAATCGATCACCGAGAGCGGTCGTGATCTCAACCTCTTTGAATTTCCGGTAGTCGTTGTTCACCCAGAATCCGCTTGGGGTCTTCCACTGGATAGGACGCTCAGCCACGGAGAAGGGCTTGGCTACGGCTTTCAGCCAGTCCATGCACACTCGCGCCTGACCGAGATAGGGCTCCATCGCATCAAGGAGATGAGTGGTGAGCCACTTGGACATCTCCCGTCTCTCGCTCATTGGTAGGATCTTTTGAGCATCAGGGTTTGAGAACAGCTCACGGGCTAGAGCGTCATCAATGTGTTTCGTCACCCCATATCGCGTGACACCGTATGGAATTGTCATCACGGGGGTCTTCACCAGTTTCCTGCTTACCAATCCGGTGTTGAGCATCTGTGCTGCCATTGGATCGTCCAGCTCGTGCAGCTTGTCGATGAGAGCCTCAGCCACCAGCTGGTAGAGATCGTTGGGCGATTCGGTGCAGGAGACGTTGGTTCTCTCACACCCTTCTGGATCACGCATGAGCATGGACAGGATCTGGAGCCCATTGTTGGTGGCATCTAGTGAGCAGGGGAGGTGGCTTATCGTGTCTGGTGTGGCGTTGGCGTACTCCATGCAGAAGGATAGGAACTGCCAAGGGTCGTCTGCCATTGTCCACCAGCTGTAGGATACGGGATCCTCTGCACAGGAGCGGATGTTCTGGATGTTGGCTGCTACCCAGCTGAGTCGCTCCTCGTAGGGCTTCTTGTCCATCCCCCACTTGTTGGCTCCGTGAATTGCCATCCACCGGATTCCATCATCACCTAGCTTACGTCCCGCCGCGAACAGCAAGAGCCCACGGGCAGCATCACTCCCTTGGAAATGGAGAAGCTCGTTGAAGCAGTACATCCTCCCACGGAAATCCATCTGGACTGGGAAGTAGATTTCCTCATTGGTCTTCATTGTTTCTGCAATGCATAGCAGCTTTGCGATAATGAAGGCTTTGGTCTTGTTTTGGAAATTGGTGAGGTGAGCATTGAACGCTTGCCTCTTGTACTCTTTCTTCTTCTCTGGATCGGTATCGTTTGGATCGTATGGAGGAATCTCAATCACTCCGGAGAACGGAACAACCTCGTTCACGGAGAGCCCCCTTCGGTGATACTCCCTCATCGTGTGGAGGATTTTTTGGTTCACTTTCCACGGGATGGATTGCATCCCATTTACCGCTTTGAAGATCGTTGTGAAGTCCTTGTCGGCTAAGAAATCCCTATCACTCTGCCTCCTCACTTTGACGAGGGGGTAGCTGATGAGATCCGGATACCCCCCATCCGAGAGCCTGTGCCACTCCAAAGGCTTGATGACTGTTGGATACCTCAGAGGTTTAAGAAGCTCCGCTATCTCATTGTACTCTTTTACCCACTCCCTTGCTTGTTCGCTTAGCACGATGTGAGCCCTCAGACGTTTGCTCCCGTAGGCCACGTTCACGAATTCGACGAGCCCACTGATGTTTTTGAAGATGTGCAGGAGGGTGACACCTAGATGGCAGCGATCCTTCAGCGTCCATTCGGTGACGTACCCGAAATTTGCGTAGAACCGCTTGTAGACCTTGTGTCTCCCCATCCTCCGCTTAGCCTCACTTGCTACTCGGTCGATGGTTCTGCGTACCCCTTCAGGCAGTTGTTCTCTGGTTTTTTTCCCTTCTATCTCCGCTTCCACAGCTCCACCTAGTTGAATAGCTGTGGCTGTGAGAGATTGCTCCTCTCCCATAGCAGAAAAGATGGTACGCAGGACGATGTACGCAACTGCGTCTATGTCGGTAGTTACAAGTTTTTTGCAAGCCTCAACCAATACCCCAGCTTTCCGTTGTGCATTGGACTCAGCCCATGCGCGGATAGCCTCAACCAGACGAGGGTGTAACTGAGATGCCATCTCTAGCCCCCAAGGGGTGGCAACGGGCAGATACCTCAGCTTCCGGTTGTAACGAGCCTTCCCCTCCTCCAGTGACTGATTCAGGAGCTTTGTTTGACGCGAATCATGACACAGCTCCATGCCGTTCTGGGTATCACTCATAAGTGGATGGTGTAAAGGGGTGTCTTTTCAGACGCATAGATGGTTAATCATTCATGTTGGCATTGGTGTGAAAAAGGGATTTTGAGTCGGTCGTGTCTACCACTTCCACCATAGGGGCGTTGAAATCATTGGGGAATTAGAGACGGGGGTCAATGAATCCCCCCACCTCATGGAGCTTGTGACACAGCGTCTGCCACAGTGCAAGAATCGATAGACGTGTCATTTTGCTTGGCTCTCAGCCCAGAATCGGGAGCAGCACCCATCACACCCGTGAACTCCTTCGATAGGGTTCTTGAAGGCTGGGTCATCAGGGTCAGGGTGTCCGATACCATGTGGACAAATGCGCTCCATGATGCCTCGATCCTCGCGCCAGTTCTGAGGCCAATCCTTCATGTGGTGGTCGCTAGGATTGTGGATGCAGCAGTGGTTCCCCTCGCACTTGGTCTTGGGGTGGACGAGGAGGACTCGATCAGAGCCCACCAGCTTGTAGCGTTCCATGTTGCTGATAGCGATTTGAGTAAGGACACTCCGATGCCTTAGAGGTTTCTTCTTTTTCTTGAAGATGTCGTCGTAGTTGTCGCGGAACTTCTTGGAGAAGTTGTTGCGAGGTCTGGAGCCTTTTCCGTTCATATGGTTTGCGTTAGTGATTGGTTTTTCTTGAGTGCTTCGATCTCGTCGCGGAGGTTGTAGATCGCGTAATAGGGTTGTTCTTGTTCCTGCACAGGCAACAGGCGGCGGGTGCGGAAGCGAACTTCTGGTTTTCTCTTGTCGTTAATTGGTATGACTAGGTTTGGTGAAACTGGAATCCACATTCCAAGACTGAACACCTCATCCCCCTCTTGGATCACCTCGTCAGGGCCAAGCTCTCGCCATTCGGAGGCTGGTTCAGTAGTCAAGGATTCCTTGATAACTGGTTCCTCTGGAGCGGAGGCGAGTGCGTTGCGGAGTCGATAAATTACAGATGCCGTTGGTTCTGCATCTTTCCATAAAGGCGTTTCCCATCTGTCAACGACTGCTTGCGCGGCGTGTTTTAGCCCCTGAAGCTCCTCACGGAGCCTCTCGACTTCGGCCTCATGCTTACCCTCCGATTCCTCCGCTTCATGTGCCTTGGCTTGCCAGAAGGTGATTTCTCGCTCAAGTCGACGGCATAAATCTCCTAAAGCGTAAAAGTCGTGAGGGTATTCTACCTCACTTAACTCTAATTCAGCGGCATCCGTTCGTGGTGTGTCGGTTGTTGTCATTTGAGTGTCTTCCCAGTGTAGTAGTGATACAAGACGCGACAGGCTTCTCGGATTTCAGAACAATCGGCCTTGTTTATCTTAGTCCAAAAGTCTTCGTGGTTACGTTTGTAGGTTTCCTTGAGTGATTTTGCTACAATTGCGTCTTCTGCTTCTGGGTTGAGCGTAAGTTTGATTTTCATTTGTTTTTCTTGGGGTAGATGCTCTTCATGTATCGAGGGGATCCGATGAGCCCCTTGGCTTTGAGGTTGCCCAGCATGACCCAGATATACGGGATCATGGGAGGGTATAGGCTAGTGACTGTGGGTTGTGACGGGTTCATTGTTTGGTTGTTTGTAGAGGATAGCTATCCAGTTCTTTGGAAGTTGATTCAGGATGACGGGAACCATCGGGCTAGGGATACCGATAAATTGACCGTCCATTTTTCCGTCTTCGCGATGGAACGCTATGTTGAATTGCGTTGGCTGCGTTTGCTCCGTGGATGAGTCCGTTGATGAATGCATATTTCATGTAGGCTTTGTGTCCGTCTTTGCTGTAGTAGCGGATACCGAATCGGTCGTACCACTCGTCAAATACGTTATCGATGGGATCTTCGATCTTTGTTGGATCTTCGGTCTTATCAGTTGTCTTCTGTTTCTTTGTCATAATCGTTCTTGTATTCTTCTTTGATGAAGTCGAGGTATTCGTCTTCAGGAATGCAGAACCCAGAAGCCTTGAGGAAGTTTGTGAAGGCTCCAAGGATCTCATCTAGTTTAGCCTGTGGTGGTATGTCTACCGTTACATAGCTGCTGACATGGGGTTCTAGTTCCGCAGGGATTTCTAATCTGAATGTTTGGTATTTCATGTTGTTACTTGTTTGGGTTGTTCTCTAGTACTTTGACCGCATCGAATAGCTGCTGTGGGGCGAGGTGTGCGTACCTCAGGGTGATGGCAAGGGACTTGTGACCCAGCCACTCCTTGACGGTGAGGATAGGCACTCCCCTTTGGACGAGGCGAGAGGCACAGGTGTGACGAAGAGCGTGAGGGACAAACTGGTCATCCTTGTCCAGCCCCATAGCCCTTCGGACGATGACCCACTTGTGGTTGAAGGTGGTCTGCTTGATCTCTGAGAACGGGCCTTTCCCTCCTAGCCCCAGAACCTCAATCTCGTTGAGCATATCCATCACCCTTGTGGTCACTGGGATGGATCGTGCCTGTCCGTTCTTGGTGTCCCAGAACCTTACGAGCTTGTGCTGGGAATCGATGTCCCTCCACTCCAGCTTGAGAGCCTCACCTACACGGGCTCCGGTATCGACAAGGAAGAGGCACAGGGTGGAGAGGTCATGGGATCCCATGTCAGTGAACCGCTGTAGAAGCTCAGCCTCCTCAGCATCACTCAGCCACCGGAGACGATTCAAGGGCTCCTGCTTCCGCTCGATCATGGGGAGCTTCTCAATCCACCCACGAGCATGGGCAAACCGTAGCATCTTGGAGATAGCAGCCAGCTTGCGGTTGATCGTTCCGTCCCCATTACCCTTTCCCTGCAGGGTAGCGATGAAGGCATCGATGCTATCGGTGGTGATATGCCGATATGGATTGTTCAGGCCGAAATGATCCAACACTGCCTTGCAGTTGACCTTGACTGACTTCTCCCCCTTACTGCCCTTCCACACTCGGTTGTAGACAACGCTATAAAGCTCAAGCCAAGTGTTAGGGGATGATGTGTCGGGAACGGTGATCGATGGGATCTGGTTGTTCTTGGGGATCTTCCTAGCTTCTTGATCCTTGATCCAGCTCTCAGCCTCGTACTTGTCGAGGAAGTCTTTGCGGATTCTCCTGCCATTGACCATGACGGAGGCTTGGAATCGACCGTTGGGACGGGATGTGATGGTTGCCATTTTGTATCTTCTTTTGGTGGTGGTTGTGGTTTGGTCGGACTCGCACTCGCAATGCTCATCCAACCGTGGACGCATCCTATGACGAGGTGGATGAATGGGTCAACAAAAATGTTTTAGGAATTTTCTCAGCACCTACGAACAAATGATTGACACCTGACGAGATAAGACAACACCAGACGGAGTGAGTTGCACCAGCTTGGCTCTTCTCTCCATTGGATTCTCGTAGGCAAGGACGAGGTTCAGCCCCTCCTTGTGATGCCGATCCACCTTGGACAGGGACGCAATGATCCTGCTGAGCGAGGACTGAGGGAGAGCAAGGGCTTTCTGCAATTCCATCATGGGGATGGGATCGGGATGGTGCAGAGCGACCGTGAGGAACACGAGGAGCTGAGTGGCTGTAATCTCAGCGTCGAGGAGTCGGAAGGTCTGGACTGCCTCGATGAACTTGATGAGCGGATCGTTCACGCTGCATTGTCCCATAAAACGAGACACCCTCCCGCACCAGCACACGCTGGGGAGAGGGCTCCTTTTCCGTTAAACCCAATGAGCGGCTTGGATTTCTCCAACGCGACTCGTGGTTTAAGCGGTCAATGGTAGGGGGTAGGCATCAAATGTCAACGTGGAAATGTGGAGGGTGTGAGCAAGGACGTAGACAAGGACGTAGGCTTATGACTGTGACTGTAGATGGACTGGGTCGGGACTGGGTCGGGACTGGGTCGGGACTGGGTCGGTCAACTAATGTCAGAAATAAAGGCACGAAAAATCCCACTAATCGCATGGATCAGTGGGATGATTCTTTGATGCTTTAACTTTTATTTGTTCACTGCTTTAAGTATAAAAAGAAACTGGACAATGATCAGAAGGGAGAGCCCCAGCAAGTCAAAGAAATAGTCACTTGGCTTTTTCATAGTACGAAACCAGAAAGGTCTCTCTTGGCTTTCCCCTTAGCCTTCAGCCCTACCACTACGCCAGCAGGGTCAAGAAACCGGAGGTCTGACAAGTCACCATCTACCACGTGAACGCCGAAAGACTCGGGAGGAACAACGCGAAAGACTGCGGCAACGTTCCCACCTAGGGCAAGAACCTCCTCGCAAGCCTTTTGATTTGATTCAGAACGGGAGAAGGTGAGCGAATAATTCATGGGCCATGAATGGTCAGACAAAGATGAAACCATTCTTCTCTTGTTCTTTGTGTAATCGTAAAAGGTAACATTGGGAAACCTTTGGAAGATTGTAAGCCCCTGAAAACGATGCTTTTCCCATTCAATGTCACTTGTTCCGTTTAAGCGTACGCATGGGATTTTCCCTTCCTTTTGTGCCTTTGTGATTAGGGAAGAGATATCTTTTACAAGGTCAGAAAAGAACTCCTCTTGTTCCTGAACAAATCGCCTTGTTTTTTCAATCCTTGCTTTTTGCACGTTTGAAAATGCTCCCCTTCCTGCCGAGTAAAGACAGGCGAGGCGACATCCTTTTGATGCATGGGGGCAAGTGTTGATAAGTCCGGATACGTCCGATGGGGCGAGGTAGAGTATCCCTGTAAGGTAGCCGTATTTTTCCCCTTTGGTGGTTTTAGAATCTGAGCCGATAGAAAGAAGTTTCATATTTTTAAGGTGTTGAAGTTTCTCCTGCGAGTTAGTTCAAAGAGGAAGCAATAAGGGAAAGCTGTTTTGCTGCTTTCCATTCCTCCACAATTTTCCCGTTAAGGGTCTTTTCTGCTAGGCTCCAAAGTTGACGATTTATGACTGTTGACCGTGTAAGAGACCGGATCCCTCTAGCTCTCCGGTTTCCCGTGTGAAATCCTCCGGTCACCAAATCTTCTTGCGTCCGGTTATACATTGTCCACAGATCACTTCCCTTGTCGCCTTCCCTGCGCACGTGTGAGCCCACCGGAACGGTCGACCAGTGTGGAAGGGTCTTATTCGGAAAGCGTAGGTTGAAAGCAAGGGAAGAGAAGGCGAGTTTTTCCTCCGGTGAAGGTGTGAAAGACAGCATGGAATCAACTTTTTCCATGATGCTAGGAAACTGGTTTGAAACTGTGAACGCTCCCGATTGTAGCTCTTCCCTTATGGTCTCGACATTTCCAACGTGACGCACACGGGCAGAAATAAATGAAGATCCGATGACTAATCCGTTGGAACAGATAAACCGGAAAAGACCAGCAAAGAGGGAAAAGGATGAAGTGCCATCGTTTGCGTTCTGAAGGTAGACCAAAGGCTGAAGGCCGTTCACTGGTTTGATGTCTGGGTGCGTCAATTGAATTTGATGTTTCACAAAGGGTCGACGTTCAATCAAACGGGTCTTGGCTTCGCTTGCTTTGAAAATCTGCCATCCTTCAGCCTGTAGATGGTCAACAGCAAGGGCCGTGCTGATAGGTTGAAACCTTCCCGTTGTCTTTTCTTCATATCGGGAAGAGGTGAGAGCAGAAAAGGGAAGATTGCTAATTGTTCCGGTGAAGGTGTCGAGTGTGGTGGGTGTGGTGGTGGTGTTCATGTCGTGTTTTTGTTGTTTGTGTTGTTTTTGTTTGCTGACTGAAATGGTGACTGTATGACTGTAAATTATTCAATGCCCTTGGCTTTTAGGTTCTTGTCTGCTTCCTCTTCCAATGTCTGGGCGAGCGAATGCCAATTACAATCCTCTAAAACTGCTACTGCGAGCCGTAGAGCTGCCATGATATCCCACTCGTGGGCTGTGTTGTAGTCTTGCGCTAATACTTCGGGTGATTTTTTGCTGATGTAGGCTGATGAGGTCATGATTTTACTTGTTGAAGTGTGAGAAGATCAAAGCAAAGGAGATGATGAAGAATAACCCGAAGATATTCAGGAGAGATTGAGAATCGGTCATGGTGTTTGTGTTGTTTGTTTTTGTTTGATGCTTTCGGAATTGTTCCGTTTGCATGGTTTGAAGATATGCCAAGTCTTCTATTGTGGCAAATAAAAAAATCAAAAATCTTTTTGGCTTGGCAATAAATTCTCTTGACATCCTGTATCCATGAAGGATGAAAGCTTATTTGTGTGACAAAGTTTCTTTCTTCGCTTTGTGCTGTTTGCTTTGTGCGACAAGTGAAAAAATGGATAAGGTGGGATTGTGTTGGATTGTGTAATGCAATGGAAAATGTAGGAGATAATGAGAGATTGTGCATGATGATGAAAGGCGATTGTATTACATGATAGATTGATGACTCTTAAGGTGCATGAATTGTTAAGGTGCATGAAGTATTGAAGGATGGAAGGGAAGGGCTATTGATTATGAGTTATCATTATTATTGAGACTGAATCTCAAAAGCAAAAATCGGAAAACATCAGGACTAACGATGACCCGATGCTTTATTACGATAATAACGTAAAAAGTCTTTTAACGTTCGATGCTCTTTTCTCTTCCTATTGTGTCAGCTTAAAGCGATTCATTATCTCCTGCCATGCTCTGTCCGCTTGTCACAATCTCCCGATGATCAGCCTTTTCTGGACTAAGTAGGCCGGTAATCCTATATTAAATCGATTAGATAGGGTGCCGGTATCGAAACAATTAGGAGGACGGGTAGGCCACGGGGGGTAACGCCGATGCGACCATGCGTATCAACCCTCTCAGATTTTTCGACCAAATTTCAAAACGACCCCAGCTGCTTCCTCAGGTACACCGCTCTATACCCAGCATACAGATCAGAAGGGTGGTAAAGCCGAAACCCACATCCGATCAAAGCATTACTAGAAGCGCAGTTCATACCCATCACATACGCAACAGCAGTCTCATACCCCAGACTCTTGGCCTTCCTTACCCTGAGCCGTATGAGCCGTTTTTGGATACCTTTCCCTCTCCATACCGGAAGGACTCCAGCTCTTGTGAACAGGACTAGCCCCTTGTTGGCTTCTGCCTCACAGGCTCTCATGGCTCCAAAGGCGACAGGCTTACCCTCAACCCTTGCAATCCACACCCAGCTCTTGCTTACGTCTACCCTCTTGTCCCCTGCAAACAGGAGCTTGTCCAACCTCTTGACCTCTTTGACGGTCTTCTCAGGCTGGTTACTAGGAGTAAGCTCAAGTCGAATCTGCATGGATCAAAGTAAGGGAAGAGGTCTTCATGAAGTCAAGGCAGAATTAGCCTTAAAGAGAGAGCTAGAAGAGTACCTTTAATATATTCTTAATTGTACCTATTATAGTTCTTTTATTCTTTAATTAGTTACATTTGACCTCAGTGTCAAAGTAAACCCTAGAGTTAGCGTTTAAGGATGATCTAGTAGAAGGAGTATCAAGGAGTGTTTACCCAATCTATATCAATCAATTTCCTTGAAGAATCATTCTCAAGAAAACCAATTTCCAATTTCCAACCTTGAGTAACCTTCTTCTACACCAATTTTAATTTATAGTAATACTATAAGTATCTTCTTACCTCGCTTCGCTCGGATTATACTTCTAGGGAAAAACCAGTCAAGCATATTTTTCTATAAATCTACTCTATCTCCTTAAATTTGGTCATCTTTAGCCCTTCGGGCTTTTGGTCATAATCAAGGTTGGTCATACCAATGATAAAGAGAAAAGAGATTTATCAAGCGTTCCTCTTCGTAGAAGATAGTGCTTGAGTGTACTCTTAATATACTTTAATAGAGACCGGAAATGATTCAGACCAACCTACAACCAAAGCATAAGCGTGGAGATGTTCGAGAGGACGGCTACATTTTTCGGAAATACAGAAAACGTACCTCAAAGACCACTAGTGAAGTAAAGATTTTGGAAGAGTGGGCTTCTCCAGCAGTCTATGAAAGGGAGAAGGAAACCGCTTGTAAACGAGCTAAGGACTGGCAGAAGGCTAATCCTGAAAAAGCTAAAGCAAGGCTTCGTAAATGGCAAAAGGCGAACCCTGAGAGGTGCAGAGCATTTCGCTATGAATGGCAAAAAGCAAACCCTGATAAGCACAAAGAAGCCTCTCGTAACTGGCAAAAAGCCAACCAAGACAAAGTGAACGAGATAGCAGCCCGTAGGAGGGCCAGAGAGAGGCAGACCTCATCATCCCTCACCCACGATGAGAAACTCATTTCTAGGGCCATCTACGGGGCTTCCAGACGCATATCTGAGTGCATTGGTATCCAGCACCATATTGACCACATCGTCCCCATAGCCAGAGGAGGGGCTCACCACCCTTCCAACCTCCAGATCCTTCCAGCTTTGATCAATCACAGAAAAAGCGCAAAACTCGATTTCGTATGCCCGTAAAGAAGACAACCAAACCAACCGTTAAGACTCCTGAGATAGATCCTAGACTCTCTATCTTCAAAAACTTTTTGTTCCTCTGCTGGAAACAGCTGAACCTCCCTGACCCAACTCCCGTACAATACGACATAGCGGACTACCTCCAAGACTCTCCGAGACGCTTTGTGATTGAAGCGTTCCGAGGAGTGGGCAAGAGTTACATCACCTCAGCGTTTGTGTGCTGGAAGCTCTTGATGAATCCGGACATCAAGATTCTCGTTGTGTCAGCTTCAAAATCTCGTGCTGACGACTTCTCAACATTCGTGCTGCGATTGATCAACGAGATGCCTGTCCTTCAGCATCTCAAACCGAGGGAGGATCAGCGTAATTCAAAAATAAGTTTTGATTGTGGCCCTGCCACCGCTTCCCACTCTCCATCGGTCAAAAGTGTTGGTATCACTGGTATGCTCACCGGATCTCGTGCTGATCTGATCATTGCGGATGACGTTGAGAGCGCAAACAACTCCCTTACTCAAGCGATGAGGGACAAGATTAGTGAGTCAGTTAAAGAATTCGACGCAGTCCTAAAACCTGATGGATATATTGGATATTTAGGTACTCCTCAGACTGAAAACTCTCTGTACAATCGCCTTCAGGAGCGTGGATATAAGTGTCGTATCTGGCCTGCTCGTTATCCAGAACCAGAAAAGGTCTCTGCCTATGGAGACACCCTTGCTCCGTTTGTCCTTGAAAAGCTGGAAGCGGATCCAACACTTGTGGGAAAATCCACCGATCCAAAACGCTTTACCGACATCGATCTTTTAGAACGAGAAGCCTCGTATGGTAGGTCTGGGTTCCAGCTCCAGTTTCAGCTGGACACGAGCCTCTCGGACGCTGACCGATACCCACTCAAACTCTCAGACCTCATCGTCATGCCTCTCAATCCGACCTCTGGCCCTCAGAAGCTGGTATGGGCAGCTGGGCCTGAGCAGCAGATTAACGATCTCCCGTGTGTTGGTATGGCTGGAGACCGCTACTACCGTCCAATGCAGATCTCCACAGACCCTTGGATCGATTACGAGGGATCTATCATGGCTATCGATCCTTCCGGTAAGGGACGAGATGAGACAGCGTATGCGGTTGTTCACTTCCTTCATGGAATGCTTTTCCTAGCAGCAAGTGGAGGATTCACAGCTGGATATACCGATGAAACTCTACAGAAGCTTGCAGAAATTGCAAAATTCCATGCAGTCAAGCAGATCATTACCGAGGAAACCTTCGGAAGCGGAATGTTTACGCAGCTTCTCAAACCTGTGCTTGGTCGTATCTATCCCTGCACCGTTGAAGAAGTGAAAAGCTCCAAGCAGAAGGAGCTACGAATCATCGACACGCTTGAGCCTGTCATGAACCAGCATAGGCTTATCGTGGATACCAAGGTGATCGAAAAAGACTACCGATCCACTCAACATCTCCCTCCAGAGCAAGCTCTCCGCTATCAGCTTTTTTATCAAATGTCCCGAATCACGAAGGAGCGTGGAGCCCTAGCTCAGGATGATCGCCTTGATGCACTTGCAATGGCAGTCGCATTCTGGGCAGAGCGTATGGGTGTAGACGTAGATAAAGCTCTGGAAGCTGAGAGGGATGCTCTCATCCAAAGGGATCTGGAGGGATTCATGGACAATGTATTCGGACGTAAACCCAAGCCACAAAGCTGGCTTCCTACTTGGTAAAAAGGTGTTGACGGGACTAGGCTTCTTTGTCTAGTCTGCTTCCGGTGCTTATGGTATCCCCCTCTTGGTCGTTTTTGTCATGTTTTTCGACTGGGAGGGGGATCTCTTTTTACCTTGCCAACATTTCGGAGTTTCCGAATAGTTCCTCCATTCCTCCTACTCTCCCTTAAAGCGGACTGATCACCCGTAGGTCTGGGAACTCTCGGACGGTGAGGGGAAGAGGGGGTTCTGGTTCCCATAACCAGATGACTCCGTGCTGACGGATAACGGCATATGCAATTCAGCCCTCACCGAGAAGGAGTGGTCTCGGTGTAGTCCTTGGTTGACGGACGAAACCTCCTCGGTAAGAGGAGTCAACCTTTTTCCTTTACACTTATTGAGATCTGTCTAGGAATTGTAACCCTCAGAAACGTACTGAGTCTGTTCAATCACCGGATCGTCTAATCAGGACACCTCCACCATAATCGAGGCAATGAGGGTTCTACTCCCTCTTCGGATGATTTACTCTGTTACCTGTCAGAAAAAGAACCCATTATTTCTGACAGATGTTTATCCAAGATTCTTTGGATGAACTGTAGATTGATTAGTAGACGCTCGGATAATCCCCCATGAGGGGAATATCGTTGCGTATATCAAACCTTCCCCCTGATAAGGACAGATATATCAAACAGTGTCCTTTTAGGAGGGACAAAAATGTTCCCGATCACGCACATTCAATAGAAGTTCACGAGCGGAAACAATAGAAGTTTACAAGCGGAAGATAAACCACCCTAAACTTCCTATAACTCTCAGTAGCTCTCAGTAGCTCTTATCAGCCCGATTAGAACTGGCTGATCTGATCCTCAGGTTACTCCTAGCTCCACTTCCCCCAGCAGACAGAGCCTTCTTGTGATCGATGTCCTTCCCCTTGAGAGCAGCCTTCCCGTGGATCTTGAGCATCTCCCTACGAGCCTTGTTGCGAAGGACACGCTTACGGACTTGCTCAGGACGAGCTTGATACTTCTTGTCGTAGGCTGAGTAGACGCGACCCGACTTGCTCATGGATTAAGCTGCCGTATTCACACCAGTGCTGGAATCACCTGTAGAGATTGCCAGTGATGGGCGCGAAGAGCGGGTACGTTCTACCTTTCTACGAGCGAGTCTTGGAGCATCAGGAGTGAAAGAAGCTGCCTGAACAGCAGCGATGGTCAACGGAACCGGAGCATCTGGAGGTGGAGGAGGGGTGTATTGGATGGCGGCAGGAGCTGCTATTGACGGAACAATATAGGCTGGAGCAGGAGCAGGAGCAACTGGAGCAGGAGCAGGAGCAACTGGAGCAGGAGCAGGAGCAACTGGAGCAGGAGCAGGAGCAGCGGGACGAGGAGGCTGGAACCACCTGTGAGGCTGTTGTTTAGGTTTCTTAGCTGAACACATAATCTTTTATCCTTGTGCCACCTTTTTATCCCCAAAGGGAAGCACAACCCCCAGCTTCACAGCAGGGTGATCGGTCTCCACGTTGACGATGATGTTGTTGTCTTTTAGAAGAGCCCTTGCCACACCGAGATCAGCAGGGGTGGCTTCCCCTGACTCGATACGAGCAAGAAGGTCTTCAGCCAGCTTGACTGAAAGTTCTTCAAGAATGTCTGCTTTGGATTTGTTGCTCATAATTAGATTCCTCCGAAAAGACGACCTTTGACGAAATCAAAAACGAATGTGAAGATCACTGAGACAACAGCAACAATCCCCATGAAATAGTTTTTGTACCCTTCGATTTCCTTTAGACGCTCACTGTTCCTTTCGAGCTTCTCAGCAATGGTGTCGTGAGAGGTGATCAGATGATCTACCTTGGATTCAAGACGACCAATGGTGTGGGAGATTTCGTCGATGTTGCCCATAGGATTACGCTGGTCGGACTAGGACACCGTTAAGCATTGAGTTACCCGAAGAAAGGTTTTGTGCGGTACTTGACCAACCCCAAAGTTCGATGAAGTCCGTAGTCCCATTGAGAAAAACTAAGCCAGAAACAACTGAAGCTCCTCCTGAGACTATATTGGCTCCGAGCCTATTGGCTGTTCCATTCTTGTATATTGCTGAAATGACCTGAGCAGCTGCTGTCAGTGAAACAGTTCCGTTGACTTGGTAGTAACCAGCAACTGTTGGAGTGAATCGAGCAGTTGTGGGGTTGAACAGATTATCTGTGTCGAACTCTTCTGATTGAAGATTGACTTTTGTCCATGTGGAAGCTGTTAGAGCTTGAACAGCGTTGTTAAATGCACCAAAAGCAGGAGCAGAGGCTAGTCTGGTAGCGGTAGCAGCGTTACCAGTGACGTTACCAGTGACATTGCCCACCAGAGGCCCGTTAAACGAAGTAGCAGTCAGGTTCCCACTAGCATCCCAAGTAGGCCCACCAGCCGACAGCTTCGCAGGACTCACAGCCCCGTTGGCAATCTTGGAGAGTGTCACAGCATCAGTAGCCAGCTTAGGGTTGGTCACCGAGCCATCTACAATGAGAGCAGAAGCCGCTGCCGTGATCTTGGCACTTAAATCATCCGTCTGATCCTTGATCTCCTGAATCAGATAGAAGAGCTGCTTGGCACTGTTGTCCAGATCGCTCTCATCAAGACGGGATCCATTGACGAAGTCCACATTTCGTGAGGCAAGATTGGAGGAACGAGCTACCTTGACCACAGTTCCGTTAGAGGGAGCTGTAGTGAAGACCACGTTCTTGTTGACAATCGTGTAGTCCGTTCCATTTACCCTTGTGAATCCATCGACCGTTACAACGACATCAGATGCGTAGATCCAGTCGAAGGAGATCGGGAAGGTAGTAACGGAGCCGTTTCCGGTGTATGTCTGGTAAGAGATTGCCATATAAAGTTGCTATTTGGTGGGACTGAAGAAATCAAGAACTTTGTTAGAAGCTGCTTCAGCTGTCTTGTTAGCTTGTGCCTTGGGCTGATACACCGATGCCTTGCTCATAGCCTTCTGTCTGGCATAAGCCTTTGCAAAGTCTGGGAACTCCTTGAGAACGTCCTTAAAGGCTACATCACGGTACTGCTGTATCAGCTTCTGCTTGGCCTTAACCCTACCGCTGTGATAGCCAGCCTCAACGTCAGCTTGTGCAGGAAGAGCCATGTAGGAAGGAGACTTAATCAAAGCCTCACCAGCTTCACGAAGCGTCTTTCCTCCCAGCTTTACGGTAGAGGTACGCTCCTGCCACAGGTCATAGGCATCCTGACCGTTCTCTTTCGCAAAGTCTCTCATGTCGTAGACTTCCTTGTCTCCGTTGGGGGAGTGATAGCGTGGAGGAGGTGAGTAGTTGTACTTGTCATTAACAAACTCTTCCAGAAGCCTGTCCCCCTTTGTCTCGGAGACGAGAACGGGGTTGATAGCGTCCAAGAAGTTGATACCAAGAACAGCCTTTTCGTTTGGCTCTCCAAGTACGTTACGCTGCTTGTTGACGTAGATACCAAGCTCATTGGAGATACCAGAGCCAAGCCTGTTTCCGATTTGCTGAATAAATCCACGAGCTTCGTTGAGGGTGTCATCATCCGAAGTGGTGATCTGTGAGATGACTGATGGAACAACCACAGGAGATAGACGCTTCTCCATGTACTTACTGAAAGTCTTCTGGAACATCTGGAAGTCCTTCATGTTGTCCGGATCAACGAACACCAAAGCCTGTTTGATATTGGTCAGGGTGGACTTCTCAAAGAACAGCTTGGAAGCTGCAAGCGTCGAAGCGTAGAAGGTAGCACTTAGCATCTCCTGAGCTGAAGCATCGTGATCCAGATTGGAATTACGGAGGATGTCACCAAAGTCGGAAAACCACTGGAGGTGAGTACCGACAGGATCAATACGGTTGAACTGGATGTAATAGAAATCCTTGTCCTCTGCATCCTGCTTTCCAGCTACCATCTTACCTTGCTCACTGTCTTTGGGAATTCGGAAGGAGTAAGGAAGGACTCCTGTAGCTCTCCAGTTCTTATTCTCCTCCTTGTTCTTAGGCCCACTGCCAACGAGATACCCGTTGAGCGAGGCAAACCCAGCCATTCCCATGATCATGAGTCCAGTAGCCTGTTTTCCCTTGGCAGAAGCCATGCGGATAGGGTCTCCAGAAGCCATGTCCTGAGAGTACTGGAGGTGCATCCTCTCTAGTCCCTTGAATCCGGTGACCTTCTTGACCGCTCCATCCAGAGCTGTGATTCCCACAGGGAACCGCTGAGCCGTCCATCTGAAGATGTTGATGGGGGTGTTGACGAAGTACATACCAGTGGCAAGACGGGCAGCAGGGTGGGATCCGAAGATGTCCACAAGAGACTTAGCAATGGTAGGCCCACCTTCCCCGTTCACTCCTGTGCTAAGCTGCTTCTGCTGGAAAGTCGTCTCCTCAGCAAAGTCTTTAACGAACTTAGCAACCTCACCTACGTTGCTGTCCATACGCTCCTGCGTCCTTTTCAGGAATTCAGCCTGAGCTTCAGGGCCAGAGAGTCCCTCACTGACGATCTCGTTGTAGACCTCCTGTTTGATGTTCTCGGAGGTGTAAAGCCGTCCATTCCGATCAATGAGACGCTCCATGTTGCTCTTGACGTAGGTTTCAAGCTCGGCTCCGTGGAGCCCAGCCTCGTGTCCCTGAACGTGGAACTTAACCTTCCCCATAGAGTAGGCATTCATAGTCTTGAAGAACTCATCGGTAGGGATCATGAGACGCTGGGAGAAGCGGAAGACCTCACCAAGGGAGTCTACGATTGGAGCAAGGAAGGGGTTCTTCTTGGGATCGAGACCCAGTGTCTCTGAGCTAATGAAACCCTGAGAACGGTACTTGTCCACAGGGGAGCCGTACTGAGACTCGTTTTTCATCGTCCCACCACGAGCCTCATTGAGCTTGGTGTTAGGGGTAAGGATAGGCTCCAATGTCTTGAAGCTCGTCATCGCTGCCCTGAAGGCATCCTTCATGCTTTCCAACTGGTAGAGGTACATCTTGGAAGCAGCGTCAAAGACCACGGTGTTCCCCATTGCTTTGGCTCCAGCTGCAACCTCAAAGGGACGGATAACGGACTGCCCGACACCACCGATGATGTTACCCACAGCAGACTTCCAGCCGAGAACCGAGTTGACGAGAGCCTCTCCAACAGCACCTAGAGCCTTTTGAGACATCGTGAGAGGGAGCTTGTTGAGAGCAGCTAGAGGATTCTCTCCGTTGAGTGAGAAAGCCAGCATATCCAGCCACTTCTTGCTCCAGCGCACAGAGGCCAGAGCCCTACCAGCATCAGAGCTGGCAGACTTCCCAGCCATTATCATCTTCATGACGATGTCCCCAGCCTTCTCCATTGCAGCCTGATTCTCAGGGGTCTTGTTGAAGAGCCACGCATCCTTGGATTTTTGGAGGTTCTCAAGGCCAGACTGAAGCAGGACACGGGAGGCGAGGTAGTAGGTATCGGGACGAACTCCGCTGTTCTGGACTCCCTTGCCCATGCTGGCGAGAACGTCAGCGATTCCCTGATCCTTAAACCAGTTCTCCACATCCCTCATCACGGTTCCCCCGCTACGGATGGAGCCTCCAGCCTTGGCAATCTCAGGCTCAAAGGTCTTGGCAAAGGCAGCGATAGCCGTCTGGGTGTCCGGAGCAGATGCAAAGGTCTCCAGATTGATTAGTCCACCTTCCCTGACCTGTTGGATCATGGTTCCGGTGTCCCCGTTGAGGTAAGAGCCCACAGCATCCCTGATCTTCAGACTGATCTGAGGGTTGGGGTTTGGCATCTCAGCATTGTCCCCTTCAGGAAGATACGACACATCCTCCATAGGAACCCCCGTACTATCTGCTGTCTTAGCGTTGGGCAGTCTACGGAACTCGTTCCTGTCTCGGCTCATCAGCTCAGCCGACTCACGGAGAGCCCTGTCCATAAGAGTCTCGGCTTGAGGGGATAGACCAATGAAGTCCCTGACAGCAGTGACAATGCTTTGCCAAAGCGACCCGTTACCAGACTTTGAAGGTATGGTGGAGAGAAGTTTTTGAAAATCCTTGTTGCTTCCAATCTCAGCTATGAACTCCGCAAGGTTACCAAAGCCGTAATGAGAGCCAGCACGGATAGCTCGTTGAGCAGCAGAGCCTACTCCAACCTTAGCTCTCGCTCCACCCTTCAACAGGTGTCCGTTACCTGTAGCTTCGATTGCTTCAAAGTAAGTATTGATCAGGTTCTTAAGATTCGTATCTGCCTGAGGGTTTGATGCGTATGCCTTCAGATTCTTGATGTAAGCGGATCCAGTCCCCTCACGCAGTCCCGCATCTAGCAGCTTTCTGGAGGAGAGCCCGTGGATAATCTCGTGAATAACAATAGAAGGCATCCGAGCAGCTCGATGCCCTAGCTTAACAGAATCCTCGCTTAGTTGATAAACACCTCCTTGTACTTTCCCGTCCAGACTCACTGGAACGTCTAGTCCTGCCTTGTCTCCTAGCGCAAGTATCTCGTTAGCAAGCGGTGAGAACGGGTGAGGCGTATTAGCGACGTACCCCAAGACCTCCCTTGCTGGGACTGGGCCGTTTCCACCGATAACTTCGTACAGCTTGTCTCCGTAAGACTGACCAGAAGCAGGAACTTCTCCAGCTTGAGGAGGATTTGAAATCGGAGTTTCAACAGGCTTTCCACCAAAGGTGAGAGGAGTCTCTGCCGTTCCCTGAGGAACCTGACCAGCTGCTGGGATCTCAGGCCCATCTCCTCCCATGAATGGGAACTCACCCTGTCCAGTCTCATTGAACTTGGGGAACTCAAGCTCCAGCTGTTGAGCAATTACCTCAGCAGGAGTAGATGCAGCTACCTCAGCAGAGGTTCTAGTGAGGGATGACACCGTTCCTTCAGGGTTCTCAAACGGGCCTTGAACACGAGGAAAAGTCTTTCCAGATCCGGTGAGCTTGGCTCCAAAAGCGGTCTCCTTATTCAGAGAAGCTCCGATGATCACAGAGCCCACAAACCTAGCGACATTGTAGTCACCAGACTGGATCTGGTTGACAGCTTCCATTGCTCCCTGCGTACCAGCACCAAAGACCACTCCAGCAGCCTCACCAAGAGCCTTGGATCCTTCAGGAGTAGCGATGTACTTGGAGAAGCCTTGAGTATCCGTAAGGGCCATCTTGGCAATGCCAGCAGCCTTAAAAGCGGTTGCAGGGCTGAAGCTCATGGTTGGAAGCATTGCAGCTCCCTCACCAATCAAAGAGGCAACAGGCTGATCCTTACGGGCCTTAGCCTCAGCTCCTTTTATCTTTTCTGACACCCCCTTGGGTAGGAGATGTTCCACCCCGTAGTTCTGAGCTTCTTTGGCGACCCAAGCAGCACTGCCAGCTCCGATAAGTCCACCAACGAGAACCGCACCTCCCTTGACTAGGGGGTGAGGGATAGGAAGACGAGCTGCCATTGCCGCTCCCCTCCCAAAGCCATACATGGCAGCAGTGGCTGGGCCTACGTCCTCAGCGGTGGAGACACCCATAGCCGACCAGAAACCCATCTTGGGCTCTGTCTGTTGGGATTGAGCCTGAGTGGCTTCCTGAGCTGCTAGATTTTTCTCATAATCAGGGATTGAAACCATCTCAAGGTTCGGATCAATCTCAGAACCGGAAGCAGTAGGCTCTACAGGAGCTTGGGCAGGAGCTTCCTCCGGAGTCGGCTGAGCTTCCCCTTCCACGTCCCCCATAGCTCCTTCAAGGAAATTGGGGTCGAGGGGAAGGTCTAGGTTTACATCGAATGCAGGAACGGAGAGTGTGCTAGAAGTGTCGTCGGACATGAGTTGTTATTTCTTATTTTTTGCAATCAGAGCTTCAAGCTCAGTTTTGCGAGTATTTAGCGTTTCCCACTCTGTTGCGAGTTTTTTCTTGTTACCCGTCTTGGTCTTAATTTTATCCATCGATTCGGTGACGGCTTTTAGCTGAGACCCCCAGTTTTCAATGTTAATAGCCCTCTCACGCTGAACGTTTGCAGCATCTCTGGTATTCTGCCTATCTTGGATGGCTTGTAAATCTTTTGCAGCTTTAGCTTGGAGAGCGGATCGAAGTTTCTCTTGAGCAACGACATCCTTGTCCAGCTCAGACTTGAACGGATTATCCTCGCTAATCTTGGGAGCTTGAGGAGATGGAGCAGCGTTTGCCTGAGGAGCAGAAGGGGCAACAGCTGGTTTAGGCTGAGCAGGAGCCTGAGTAACCGGAGCAGCGGCCTGAGGATAGGGGTTAGCCCTAGACGGAGAGACAGCACCAGAATCCACTTTGGTTCCAGACGGATAGGAAGGATCAGTTACGATCTCTTGGAAGGAAGGGATCCTCCGCTTAGCGATGTAGTACTGCTGAGCCGTGATGAACCGTTGCTGTTCTTCTTTTGGAACATCGAGAGCTTTGAACATCTTGGCAATCTTGGTCTGCGCTACATCCCCTCCAGCCTTCTTGACAGCATTGAACTCAGACATGACATCGTTGTATTGCTGCTCATTTTGAAAGAAGAGGCCGTTCTTAGAATCGATAGCTTTCTTCTCAACGGGAACACCGTACTCGTCCTTGCCGCTGATGATAGCGTCAGGGCTATATCCTGTATAGACGTGAAGTAATGAGTAAGCTAGTGCGGCTTGTTTCTTCTGTTTATCAGAAGTACCATATCTAAGGTCGTTAAGGAGATCTCTTTTGTACTCAGGGATACGCTGTAGAGCGATCTTATCTTCTACGGTGAGGTCTGTAGGAGACTTTGCGTTGATCTCTTTGACCGTGTCTGCAATGGAGGTAATAGGAGCGGTGTAAGGCCCAAGCTCTTCGGAATCAGTCTGGAGGTTCTTGTCCTTCTGAGCGGAGTCGCCCATCTTCAGGCCAAAATCCGTAGTTCGCTTGATAGCGTCATCAATGTTCTGGTTCAGCTTGACTTTGAAAGCAGCAGGATTGGTTTGGCGTAGGTTCGGCCCAGCCATATCCTCATCCATCGTTTTGCGAACAGCAGCTTGAACGGCAGTGCGTCCAAAAGAGTCAACAGAGCGGATAACTGTATCCCGTTTCTGAGCGTTGGCCTTCGTATCAACCTCACTTAGACCTGACATCCCTCCCTTTGTAGCAAACAGCGGGAGGACGTTGTCTTTGATGGTCTGGTCAAGTTTCTTGTATCCATCGTTATCAGTGGCAAGTTTGATCTCGTCGTCAGCAGCGTTAGCCTTCTTTTCCAGCTCATCGAGAGTGTCCGGAGTTATGCCAGCTTTGGTCTTTCTGTAATAATCAATCGAGTACTTCGCTTCCCTTGGGTTTGATTGAATCTGGTTCTCTATCTTAGACACGAGATCAGGACGGCTCTTTTCGCTTGCAGCCGCATTGTTCACGGTCTTGTTGGCAGTATCTACCTTGAGAAGAATGACGTTCTTGTCGATGGTTGGGTACTTTTGGTGAAGAACAGCAGCAAGCTGGTTTACGTTTTCCCTGCTGATGAGTTTTCCATCACGGGCAGCAGCGTTGATGTCAGCTTCTGCCTGAAGCTCGATGGTCTTGTAGTCGTCATTCCTCTGCTCTCGATGAAGAGTAGCCATTTTTGAAGAATACGATATCAGATGATCCGTAGAGGTAGTGATGGCTTCCCTTCCAGAACTTGTCTTTGCCCAGAGTCCGGTTCCAGTGTTTACGTTGTTTTCGATGAGATCGATCACCTTCTTTACTTGATCCGGAGGTACACCTGAGTCCGTGCTGTTCTTAACAAATACCTCCAATGCCTTTCCGATACGTCCGTTTGGATCTTTATCTCCAAGCTCCTTCCTACTCAGGTTTCCAAGAAGCGAAGGAATTAGGTTTTCATCGCCGCCATTGTTAGCGACCTGATGAATCTGGTCTAAGGTGTTGAGAAGATCAGTGTCCTTACTCTCGAAGTAACGCTTGTCGAAGTTGGCATTATGCTCAGCCTGATATTGGTTTTGGTGGTTAAGAACTAGAGGCTCAGCAGCCTTAGACGCTGCTACACGGGAGAGAGGATCTTGATAGGTACTGGTGACGTAGTCGTTAGCTTTCTTAGCTAACTTACCTCCGATGTCCGTAGCTCCTGCATCCGTCAAGCTGAGTCGTTCCTGCTCAAGCAGTGAAGGCAGATCCTGAGCCACCTGATTCTTGGCTAGGTTCTGCATGAGGTTCATGCGGTACACAGGGTGCATGGACTTGGGGAGAATCCCAGCTTCCACCGCACTATCCACGTTTCCCCTGAACTCGTTGAAAAGCCTTGCTCTCTCAGCAGGATCTATCGTTGCAGCATCAGCTTCGCCTTGAAGCGCATTCTGCTCAGTGTCGTACTTGTTGTAGGAGATTCCAAAGCTCCGGATGGAGTCATTGAACTGACCAAGGCTCTGGATGAAGTTGGCAGTCTGTTGAGTGGAGACATAAGGAGCCCCAAACTGAACGGCTTGCTGAGGAGTGACGTTGACCCCTCTGGAGAAGCTATTGATACCTACGCTGGGAGCGTCTCCCTTGATCGTGAGCCCTCCAAGTTCTTGGGCTTCTTTACGAGGGGTGAATGAGGAAGAGATACCTGTTGCCATAAATGTTATCCGAGCTTAGCAGTGGATTTGCTGGGTAGCCGACTAGCAGTCGGTGTAGGCTGTTTGAGCCTGTAGTAGGTGTCAGCTGAGCTAACTGCACTGGAAGCAAGGTTAAGCCCTAGCTGAGCTGTAGAGGTACGAGCGTCATTGATCTTGAGCATCTGATTTGCAAGACCTAGGTTTCCGGACTCGATACCATACTTGAACGTGTTGTACTGGTTCTTGCTGTTGGTGAGGTAATCCTCTCTAGCCCTCTCCTGACCAGTCTTGACATCGTAGTAGTTATTCGACGCTTGCAGATCGATAGCATTCCTCTCAGTGTCCAAAGCAAGACGAGAGTCCAGCTCCTGCCTCCAGTAATCGGACATCAAGGCATCCACACTAAGTCCTCCTACGCCAGCCTCAGCTGCACGAGCAAGGGACGTAGAAGAAGCAGCTTGAGATTGACGGGAGAGCTGTTGGTACTGAGCGTTCTGAGCGTCTACCTGAGCGTTCCTCTGCTGCATGGCTCTCTGGTATTGGAGGGAAGCGTCCTGAGCTTGACGATCATACTCGATCTGCTGCTGCCTGACCTGAGCATTATAGATTTCAGTCTGCTGCTGCCTCTCAACATCATAGCTTTGCTGCGCAAGGGAGGATGCTTGGTTAGCTTGCTGATTGCTCTGGTAGTAGGAGTACGCTGAACTTGCTGCTCCAATAGCCAAAGACGAGACTGCAATGATTGAGGCGGGTTCGCACATAATCTATATCTTTACTCTGATGAATTCATAGAACGGAAGCCCAAAGTTACCGTATTTGTCAATCTTTCGGATGAACTTAAACTTGAGCCACTTCAGCCACCGGATGTGAACATGGTTCTCCGCATAGATGAAGTTAGTCAGGATGGGGTACTTCTCGTTGAGCTGATCCACCCACTGAGGGGAATGACGGAGGAACTCTCTCTGGATGTTCTTAATCCTACCACTCCCCAAAAGCCAGATGGAAGCCGTATTCTCAGCAACGGGAGCTGCTCCAAAGATGGCAATGGGCTGTAGATCGTTTCCCTCGATAGTCCAGCAATCATCCCCAGACAGAACAATTCCATCGATCAGAGACTTATACGGGGCTCTATCTTTATGGACGCTTCGGATCTCGATCAGATCCTCTGTCCTGAGGTGTGCAGCCAGCTTGAAAGCGTCTTCCAGACGAGCCCTACGGACTACAGCATTGTTGTATTGCATCATTAGAGACGTTGGTTTCTTGTCTGATACCAGCTCTCCCAGTCCATGCTCAGGAGCGCACAGGGGAAGGGGGAATCGTTGCGAAGCTCCACGTTGACTTCGGTGTTCTTAGCCATGACGGGGAACCTGAAAGCCCCACTTACAAGATCCTCCTCCCCTAGAAGGGCTCCACCAGTACCAAGGCGAGGCCCAGTGAACTTGTAGGTGTAGGTGTTCCGGTATTTTGGAGTGACCAGAACCTTGAAGAACAGAGAGTTGTTGTAAGTGAGGTTTCCTGTTCTCACTTGCATCCGTCCATCCGTAACAGCAACTTTACTCGTACCGGAAGATGACCGGATCAAAGGTGTTGAGAACTGATACATCATGTCATAGACGAAGCCGATGTAGAAACTTGTAGTCCGTTGATCTCCATCCACAACGATTGTGTTGTAGGCAAAGTTTGAGGAGCGGGAGACAGACGTAACCCCTCCAAAGTCTGAAAGGTGTACAGTTCCGTAGCTGTCAAAGCGAGTCCCTGTAGCTTCCTCAAATCTCCACCAAGATGTCATCCCAGCTAGAATGCCAGCAGGGAGAGCGAAGAAGGAGACACCAGCACCCCCGTTAAACAGGGTAGCCCTTTCGGTAGGAGTAAGTACCCTCTTCCAGAAACCCCACTGATCCATTGCTCCTATGAATGAAGCAGAGGAGTCGAGGTAGTAGCCTTGCGTGGTGGTGACTGTACTGGCAGTAGAGGATACTGAGTTGATGAACGTGTTAGACTCATCATTGACCGTTAGATAGAGCTTCCGATCAGCTGTATCAAACCAGACGTTGATGAAGTACCACTTTCCAGCCGTAATGTTTGTTCCGCTGCTGGGAGTGTTGATGTAGCTTCCTCCAGCAGGGGCTCCCAAGGCAGTGAACTGCTTTCCGGTACTATCTAGGAAGAGTTCAAATCCTCCGACATCGTCAGTGTTGCTCCAGATAGGGGAAAATGGAGTAAGCGAATCGACTCTCACCCATCCTGAGAAAGTCCAGCTGGAAGCTCCAACAGTGGTCTCGGATGTAGTGTCTGAAGCTAAATACTGGTTGTTTCCGTTGAAGTAGGCTGCGTGATTCCCTTGATAGGCTCTGATAACCTTACCTCCTTGCTTCCCATCGGCAGTGGTATCACGAGTGACCACAGCAAGCGTGTCGTCTCCTGTATACTGATAGGGCAGGGTAAGGGTGGTGGTATCAGAAGCAGCGTTGTAGCTCTTGGTGAGCCCGACAGCAGACTCAGTGATTCGACGGTCAAGTCGAGTAGCAAAATCGCTGAAGTTGTCCCGAAACCCTACTTCCACGTTCAATTTCTCAAGGAAGACACCATCGGGCCTCTTCATGGTGAAGTATGCCGTCGATTCAATAAATTCAACGCTCAGCACTTCGCAATCAGTATCAAACATGAATTTGCTCCATGCCGACTGGATTTTCTCCTCACCGTTGAAGAAATACTTGTAGATGTAACACCCGTTGGGAAGTCCGTCAGTCAGAGCAAAGACCACCTGTTCATTGCTAGAAGCGGACAGCTTAAAGATATTACCCTTCAGGTACTTTACCACAGGAGCCGTGATGTCCTGACCATCAAAGAGACTGGTAAGCGGGGAGACATAATACTCCATCACACCTGAGTACTCTCCACGGACGAACGGGAACTGAACCGTCTTACCTACGCTAATTGGCTTGGTGTAGCGGTAGTTGGAGAACTCCGTAGTCTGTTGAATGGACACCGTCTTGGGGGTGAGGATGTCAGCTGAGGTAAGCGTGAACTGGCTCTGATCCGAGAACAGGAGGAGCTTTTCCGAGAAGGGAACCATGTTGTAGATGATGGACACCTTTGAGGAGGTGACCGATACATCAATCGGATCCGTATCTAGGAGCTGCTGGAGGGTAGTCCTGAAGAAGTTGAAGAACTGGTTTGTCTCAGAAAGGACGATATTCTCTCCAGTAGCCAGAGCCAAACGGGAGCGGAAGAGCGTGATGTCATTGATCTTCTGCCCAATAAAGGAGGGATCGGGGTTGGAGGTGATCGTTCCGTACTTACGCTCTCCCCAGCTCGGAAGGGAGAATCCGCTCTGGGTGCTTCCATCAGCCCTTGCAAACAGGAACGTACCGTCAGAAAGCCTGACAAGAACGTGAGGCATGGTCGAGGCATCGATCCTGAAGGTGATTGCAGGAGCAACGGTTTCTCGCCATCTACCAGTTCCAACCACAAAAGCGGTCGGCGAGTTGACTGAGCTGTCCTCAATAAATTCAACCCAGTAATCATCCGTTTTCCCATCTGTGCCTCCAGTGATGTTTACCTTTTGTCGATTCTTTGCGGTCGTTGGGAGATTAGCTACGGATGTCGCTGTTTGAGAGGCCACCTTGATATAGGTGTTACCTACGGAATCAATAGCGGTGCAATCAAACTGGGCTCCGTCTTTTCGTGTGACGTAGATAGCTGAGTTTCCGTAGGAAAAGTTATACTTCGCTGCTACTGCTGTTTGGGAGGTAAGAGAATTCATTATTCCCTGAGCGATAGTGTTTGTACTTGCCGCTCCCGTCGTAGTGCCAGATGTGAAGCTGCCGACAAACGAGGTTCCATCGGCAGAACACTGAAGAAAGACGGTGTACTGTACGCTGTACGCTCCCTGTTGAACAAAGATCGAAGCGTCGAATATCTGAGCAGCTGTCGTGGTAGTATTCATTGCCACCGTCCTGTTTGTGTTCAGGACGAAGGTATAGTCGGCAATCGTAACGGCTCTGGTGTTCTCGTAATCCGATCCAGTGAGGTAGGAAACACCGTGAGGAGTAGCCACGGTTTTCTCTGAGCCATCGAGACCAAAGACCCTAACAGAGCCATCCTGAATGAGGACGTTGTACCTCTCCGTGGTGTCTCGGTTGATGAGATGAACGTAGGGGTAGTTAGAGGTAGCGTTAGTGAGCTTGGCAATGTGCCTAGTAGGATTCCTCTTGATCAATCCCTCAACAATCGAGGAGTACCCATTGATCTGCTCTACAGCCTGAGTAGCAAACTTGAGGGAGTCAGCCTGTTGGCTAACCCCGTTGATGAGGTTGGGTTGATTAGTAGATACTAGAGGCATCGTTGCTTAGGTTCGTTGAAGTACCTTGGCAACATCAAAGGCATCGAAGATGTTGTAATCTCCGGTATCCCCATCAAAGTTCTTGAGGATTACCAAAGCATTCAGTTCATCCTGAGCCAGCTGCTTGCCTATCTCGTCTGATCCAATCATACGCTGCTGGAAGATCCTAGCAGCCTTGGCTGTAACATAAGCCTTAAAGGGTTGGGGCAGATCATCCCAGTCAAGAAGACGAATGAT